AAACGATTACTACTGCATCATTCATTCTTTGGTATATATTCTTTAATCCTGATAAGAATGTTGCAATTCTAGCAAATAAAGCTGCAGTCGCTAGAGAAATTCTAGCAAGAATAGTTGCTTCTTTCGAACGAATACCATTCTTCTTACAACCTGGTGTTAAAATTCTAAATAAAGGTTCTGTAGAATTGGGTAATTCTTCTAGAATAATTGCATCTGCAACTTCAGCATCCGCAATTCGTGGTTTTTCAGTTTCGTTACTTTATCTAGATGAATTTGGTTTCGTAGATAATGCGGAAGAATTCTTTAGATCAGTTATTCCAACAATTTCATCGGGCGAAACAACAAAAGTTATTATTTCATCTACACCAAATGGGTTGAATCTTTTCCATAAATTGTGGAAAGATGCTATAGATGGAAATAATGATTATGTACCGACAGAGATAACTTGGGATCAAGTTCCAGGAAGAGACGAATCTTGGAAGAATCTACAAATTGCGCAACTCGGAGAACATGGATTTAGACAAGAATTCGGAAATGAATTTCTTGGATCTTCGAATACTCTAATTTCTGGATATAAATTGCAATCTCTAACTTGGGAAAAACCAAAATTAGATTCTGATTCTTTAATTATTTTGGAAGAACCTATTCAAAATCATAATTATGTAATTTCAGTAGATTCTTCTAGAGGAGTCGAAAATGATTATTCAGTTGCAATTGTTATCGATACAACACAAATTCCATATAAAATAGTTGCAAGATTTAAAGATAATACAACTAGACCAATACTTCTACCGAATATCATTGTTGATTTGGCAAAGAAATATAATATGGCATTTTTGTTAATAGAAAGAAATACAGTAGGACAAACAGTTGCAGAATCCTGTTATTGGGATTTAGAATATGAAAATATATTCACAACTATTCCAGGAAAATCTGGACAAGAATTACGATCATCATTTTCAAAATCAAATAAAATCGGTGTTGAAATGACTTCACAAGTGAAAAGATTGGGTACTTCTATTCTAAAAACGCTTGTTGAAGAAGATAAGTTAATTAATTATACAGAAGATATTGTTAATGAATTATATTCATTTATTAATAAACATGGTTCTTGGGGTGGAGAAGCAGGAAAACATGATGATCTTGTTAAGTCTTTAGTGTTGTTTTCTTGGGCGACAAACCAATCTTTCTTTAAAGAAATAACGAATTCTGATTTAAGAAAATCGTTTTTCGTTTTACAAGAAGAATCTGTAGAAGAAATATATTCTTTTGCTGGAATTACTACTGGATCTGAAGAAGAAACTGCAGATAATTCTTGGTTAATTTAGAAAACCCTTTTTTTATAAATATAACTAGAAATATATATTCGAAAGAATAAAAACCTCTCAACAAGGAGAAAAATAATGGCTTTTCAGCTTAGTCCAGGCGTAAATGTTTCTGAAATCGATTTAACAACTACGGTTCCTGCAGTTGCAACTTCAATTGGAGCAATTGCTGGCGCTTTCCAATGGGGCCCAGTTTTAGAAATAAGAACAATTTCTTCAGAAATTGAATTAATAGATACTTTCTTTAAACCAAATAACACTGTTGCAGATACTTTCTTTTCTGCAGCAAATTTCTTACAATATTCTAATGCTCTAAGAGTTGTTAGAAATGTTGGTACTGATGCTAGAAATGCAACAAATGGCGCTTCTGGTATTTCCGGATTGACTATTGCAAATGCCGGAGTGTCAAATAATATGGCACCAGGAACTTTTGCATTATCATTTACAGGTGCTACTGGAGCAGGTTCTGGTGCTGCTGGTACTGCAACTCTATCTTATGGTGCAACAGGAGTAAGAGTTTCTGCAGTAACTCTGACAAATGCAGGATCAGGATATACTTCTGCTCCAACAGTTGGTATTACAGGTGCTACAGGATTTACTACAAATTTCTCTATCACATCATCAACTGCAAATACTTTAATTATTAAGAATGAAACTGATTATCAACAAAATTATATTTCTGGTTCAGCTTCAGCTGCTGGTACTTGGACTGCAAAGTATCCAGGAATCTTAGGAAATTCTCTGCAAGTTTCAATTTGCGACTCTCAAACTTTTTCCAGTTGGACATATAAGAATGCATTTACAGTAACACCAGGAACTTCTGATTATGTATCTACTCGTGGTGGTTCTAATGACGAATTGCATGTTATTGTTATTGACGAAGATGGTGCGTTTACTGGAACGCCAGGAACAGTATTAGAAAAATATGCTTTCTTATCAAAAGCTTCTGATGCTAAGACTGAATCCGGAGAAACTAATTATTATGCAAATGTAATCAATACCAAGTCACAATATATCTGGTGGACTAATCATCCTTCAGCTGGTGTTGATTGGGGTTCTGCCTCAACTGGTATTGCATTCGATCTATCCGGTCCTCTAACTGCTTCATTATCTGCAGGAGTTGATGCAAATACATTAACTAATGGCCAAATCCAAGCTGGTTATGATCTATTTGCCGATCCAGAAACTATTGACGTAAATCTAATTATTGGTGGATCTGCAAATACTACTGTCGGAACTTATCTAGTCCAATCTATTGCAGAAAATAGAAAGGATGCTATTGTGTTCTTATCACCAGCCAAATTAGATGTTGTAGATAATAAAGGACAAGAAGTAACTGACATTTCAACAACTCGAACTGCACTACCTTCTTCATCTTATGCCGTTGTCGATTCTGGTTGGAAATATCAGTATGACAAGTACAATGATGTATTCCGCTGGGTTCCTCTAAATGCAGATATTGCTGGTCTATGTGCTAGAACTGATCAAACTAACGATCCATGGTTCTCACCAGCCGGATTTAATAGAGGAAATGTCAAGAACGTTGTGAAGTTGGCATTCAATCCAGATAAGGCTGATAGGGATGATCTATATAAGATCGGCGTCAATCCTGTGGTAAATTTCCCAGGACAAGGCACTATCTTATATGGAGATAAGACTCTTCTTTCTAAGCCTTCTGCTTTCGATAGAATCAATGTTCGTAGATTATTCATTGTTCTTGAAAAGGCAATTGCAACTGCTTCTAAATTCTCTCTATTTGAATTGAACGACGAATTTACTAGAGCACAATTTATTGGATTAGTTGAACCTTATCTACGAGATGTGCAAGGTAGAAGAGGAATTATCGATTTCAAGGTTGTGTGTGACGAAACCAATAATACTCCTCAAGTAATTGATTCTAATTCATTCGTTGGTGATATCTATATTAAGCCAGCAAGATCTATCAATTTCATTCAATTGAATTTCGTAGCTGTCAAAACTGGCGTGGAATTTTCTGAGATTGTTGGACAATTCTAATGATGGGAGGAGAAATCCTCCCATTTCTAACGAATAAATAAGAATAAAGGATTTAAACACATATGCCATTTAACTTAACAAATTTCAAAGGAAATTTTGCTTTTGAAGGTGCAAGACCAACACTTTTTGATGCAAAAATTACATTTCCAAGTGCAACTAGAGTTGGAAATGCACTAAGAGATTTCACTTTTCATTGTAAATCAGCGCAATTACCAGGAAAGACACTAGGAATTATTGAAGTGCCGTATTTTGGTAGAAAAATTAAAGTACAGGGTGATCAAACTTTTGCTGAGTGGACTGTTACAGTGATTAACGAAGAAACATTCAGCGTTAGAGAAACATTTGAGAAATGGATGAGTTTAATAAATTCCCACGTTAGTAATACAAAAACATTACCAACTTATAAGTGTGATGCTACTGTAACACAATACACTAAATTTGAAATGCAGCCAGGTGATGTTACATATAAATTTACTGGTATGTGGCCATCAGATATTTCAGCGATTGACGTTTCTTGGGAATCTAATGATGCAATAGAAGAATTTACAGTAACACTACAATATGATTGGTGGGAAAAACTAGATAATGGTGTTACTGATAGATAATATTTTCTAATTAAGGATGATTCATGGCATTATTTGATTTTTTTGGTTTTACTATCAAGAGAAAAGGTCCGGAAGAGGAGAGGGAATTGCTCTCTCCTGTTCCACCACAATCTGTCGACGAAGCTACTATAGTAAATTCAAGTGGTGGTTTCGTCAACACATCGTTTAATACGGAGTTTTCTTCTTCAGATAAGAGAGTTCTTATAAACAAATATAGAGAACTTTCGCTCATGCCAGAGATCGAATCGGCTATTGATGAAATCGTTAACGAAGCAATTGTTACCGGAGACCCAGAATCTCCGGTCGGAGTTATTTTAGACCGTCTTCCTTTTTCAGAAGATATTAAAGAAGTAATACAAGACGAATTTTCTGCAGTCTTGAATCTACTTGATTTCAATGAAAATGCTTACGAAATATTCAAAAGATGGTATATAGATGGAAGATTATTCTTTTCAGTTGTAATTGATTCGAAGAATACAAAAGATGGTATTCAAGAACTAAGATATATTGATCCAAGAGAAATTGAAAAGATCAGAGAGATCAAAGAAGAATTTTCAAAGCGTGGTGTGAAGTTACAAAAGACTGTACAAGAATATTATGTTTATAAAAACGATATTAA